GCTGACCATCCCCACGGCTGCCGCTGCGAGCGGTGCTGGGGCGGTCGCGCCAAGCGCGCCTCGGGCGGCGGCAACTGGATCAAGGAAGCCGTCAAGCATCCCGGAGCCCTTCACAAGTCGCTGGGCGTCTCTGCGGGCGAAAAGATCCCGGAGAAGAAGCTCCTTCGCGCCGAACACAGCAGCAACCCTGTGACGGCCAAGCGCGCTCGCCTCGCCGAGACGCTGAAGAAGCTCCCGCACAAGAAGGGTGGAGGCTCTCTCTCGGTCAGTGACGGTGAATTGGAAGGCACTCGTCCGACCGGTGACCGCCTCGCCCGCAAGGCTGGTGGCCGCGCCAAGGGCAAGACCAACATCAACATCGTGATCGCGACTGGCAAGGGCCAGCAGCCGATGGGCGGCCTTGGCCCCCAGCCCGGCATGCCGCCTCAGCAGCCGATGGGCCGCCCTGTGCCTGTCGCGCCTCCGGCTGGTGCTCCGGCCGCCGGCGCTCCGATGCCGATGCCCATCCCGATGCCGATGCCTTCGGGCGCCCCTGCCGGGGCACCTCCGATGGGTCGCAAGTTCGGTGGCCGCAGCACTCACAAGGAGCATCGCCTGCTCCACAAGAAGTAAGGAGAAAGGGCGTCCCCGAGGGGGCGCCCATTCATTATGATGAATATCAGCACACTATTCGAAGCCGAACTGAAGAAGATGATCGACGAGGAGCTGCAGCGAATTGCAGAAAAACTCCTCGTGGGCTTTTCAATTGACGACATGGGCCAATATAAGCACGAGACGGGGCGAGTCGCCGCCCTGCGATGGATCTTGGACGCCTGCGACGAAGTGAATGAAATTATTGCCAAGAAGTAGGAGAATACAGTGCCTCATATGATTATGGATCATGAAACGGATCCGAAGAAGCAAATCTGGGACAAGGTCGGGAGCCTCGAGGATTTTGCGATTGCGAACAATCAGGTTCTCGTCGCCATCTACATCCGCCCCGAAAAGACCAAGTCGGGCATCGTCCTCCCCGACAACTACCGCGACGAAGACCGGTATCAGTCGAAGGCCGCCCTCGTCCTCAAGAAGGGGCCTGTCGCCTTCAAGGAAGAGAACCCCGAGTGGTTCGCCGACTTCGACATCAACGTGAACGATTGGGTGGTCTACCGGCCGTCTGATGGCTGGGCCATTACCATCAATGGCGTGCCCTGCCGGATGGTCAAGGACACCTCGATCAACATGCGAGTCCCCGCCCCTGACGCCGTTTGGTAAGGAATACGATTATGGAAGAAGAAGTGATGGAGCCGCTCGAGGTCATCCTCGACGACGAAGCCCCCGAGGCCGACAAGGTTGAGGTTCAGGTCGAACAGGATCCGCCGAAGCCGGATATGATCGAGCCGGAAAAGGGCATCGAAGCCCTGCGCCAGCGCCTTGAGGCCGAGCAGAACGCCCGCATCGAGGCTGAGCGCCGCGCTCAGGCTGAATCGGAGCGCGCCTTCCGCGCGCAGAACGAAGCCCAGACCACGCAGTTGCACCTGATCAGCAACAGCATCGACAGCTACCGCCAGAACTCCGAAGTGCTCAAGGCGAACTACGCCTCGGCGATGGAGAACGGCGACTACAGCCAAGCCGCTGCGATTCAGGAAGCGATGGCGCGCAACTCGGCCGAGCTTCTCATGCTCGAGCAGGGCCGTGACACGATGCAGGCGGCGCCCAAGCCGCAGGCGCCGACTTATCAGCCCCCGCAGCCCTCGGATCCCGTCGAGGCCTTCGCTGCTCAGTGCACGCCGCGCTCGGCCGACTGGGTTCGCGCGCACCCCGATTACGTGACCAACCCGGCCCTGCAGCAGCAGATGTTCGCGGCCCACCAGTTCGCTGTGGCCTCGGGCAATCCGGTCGATAGCCCGGCCTATTTCTCGGCCGTTGAGCGCGTGCTCGGCATCGACGACAGCGGCCACGAGACCCCGCGGCAGCGGGCCAGCGCACCGCCGGCCGCTCCGGTCAGCCGGGGCGCTTCGGGCACGGGCGGCTCCCGCCCGACCCACGTCACATTGACACCGGCGCAGCGCGAGGCTGCGAGGATGTCGGGGATGACCGACAAGGAATACGCCCAGAGCCTCATCAAAATGCGCCGTGAAGGGCGCATCATTTAACAGGAGTTACAGATGGCACGCGTCCCCCGTAAATCGCCCGTGAAGCGCCTCTCCGCCCAGCGGGCGGCGGCCAATCGGGCTGCAGAAGAAGTCATTGTCGAGGCTGAACCCGAGATTGTGATCGTTCGCGAAGACCTTCGCGCCCCAATCCGCGAGGAAGACCCGCGCGCTCGCGCTGATCGCCGCGCGCAGGAGATCTTGGGCCACGGCTCGTTCTCGGCCGGCACGTCCGACCAGTTCTACATCGATCCGGACTCGATCCCCGACGGCTGGACCTACGAGTGGAAGCGCGCTCAGACGGTCAACAAGAACGAAGACGCCTATGGGATCGAACTGCGCCGCAACGGCTGGGAGCCGGTCCCTTCGGGCCGTCACCCCGAGCTGATGCCTCCGGGCGTCCGCGACGAAACGATCACCCGCAACGGCATGATCCTGATGGAGCGGCCGGCCGAAGTGACCGAGACCGTTCGCCGGATGGAATTGAACGAAGCGCGCGAACTGCAGCGCCTTCCTCACCAACTGGCCGGAGAAAGCCCGCGCGGGACTTTCGAGCGCAGGAACAAGGACTCTTCGCTACACAAAATCAAGAGCTCCTTCGAACCGATCATGGTCCCAGAGAACTGAGTCGTTTCGAAATGAATACTACAGAGGCCCGGTCAAAAGCCGGGCCTTTGTTTATTGACAGAGTATCTTCTGTAGATGTATGAGTCGTGATCACTCCCCCCGGCGTGGGAGACTCGTATTTATTTGGCCTCAGTTGCCCCGGAGCGCGACAACGGTCATCCCACAGGAGTCACCAAAATGGCGAATACTTTTGCGCCCAATGGTTTCGCTCAGTTTCAGGGGACTGGCGCAACGCCGTCTTACGAACAGACCGCGATGGCCATTGCCTCGACCAATACTACTCCGATTTTCCTCAACGACCCCATCGTTCAGGCTTCGAGCGCCTCGACTGGTGTCGGCACTGGTTACATCGCGCAGGCTGCTGCTCCCGTGTCGCTGGCCGTTTCGGGTATCGTGGTTACCGCCGGCGTTGCCGTCGCGACCTTCACAGCCCTGTCGGCCGCCCCGCCGGTCGGCGCCACTGTCGTGTTCACTGGTACAAGCTTCGCCACCGGCGGTAGCTTCAACAGCGCCTACACGATCACAGCCTCCTCGACCACGACCGTCACCTTCACCGTCAACGGCGCCTTCTCGAGCACCCTGACCTTCGGTGCTGCCACCGTGTACGTGCCGGTTGCCGGCGTGTTCACAGGCTGCAAGTACCTCTCGACATCGCAGAAGCGCACTGTCTGGAGCAACTACTGGCCGGGTTCGGACGCCAACGGTGACGTCACCGCCTACGCGATCACTGACCCGAACGCGCAGTTCGTTGTTCAGACCGGCAACAGCAACACCACCGCCACTGCGGTTGGTCTTGCGAACGTCGGCCAGAACATCGGCTTCAGCTACTCGCAGTCGGGTGTGACCACCACCAACGGCAACACCGCTACAGGCATCTCGACCTACTTCGCGGACCAGTACACCCTGTCGGCCAACTCGGCTCAGGGCTACTACGCGAACGCCGTCCTGCCGTTCCGCATCGTTTCGCTCCTGAACTACGTTCCCGGTCAGACCAGCCCGCTGGTCTCGATCAACGGTAGCGACCCGACCACCGCGTACAACAAGATCGTTGTTGGCTTCAACAACGCGATGCCCAACCGCCCCGGCGCTGGTATCTAAGGAGTAAGGCAAAATGGCTGTCAATCTTTCAGCAATTAAAGACCTTCTGCTCCCCGGCCTCCGTGGGGTTGAAGGCAAGTACGAGATGATCCCAACTCAGTACGACAAGATCTTCACGAAGCACGACTCGAAGATGGCGCTTGAGCGCACCGTCGAGATGCGCTTCCTTGGTCTTGCCGCACTGAAGAATGAAGGCGGTCAGACCTCGTTCGACAACGGCGCTGGCGAGCGTTTCGTGTACAACCAAGAGCACAATGAAATTGGCCTTGGCTACGCGATCACCCGCAAGGCCATCGACGACAACCTGTACAAGACCCAGTTCCATCCCTCGAACATGGGCCTCATCGAGTCGTTCCGTCAGACCAAGGAAATCTACGGCGCCTCGATCTTCAACTTCGCCCAGACCTACAACGCGGCGGTCGGTGGTGACGGTGTGGCCCTGTGCTCAACCGCTCACCCGATTGACGGCGGTACGATTGCCAACAAGCCGGTGGTGGACGTCGATCTTAACGAATCGACCCTGCTGAACGCTCTGATCGGCATCCGCACCAACTTCCGCGATCAGGCGAACCTGAAGATCCACGCCCGTGGCCGCAAGCTGATCGTTCCGCCTCAGCTCGAACCCGTCGCCGTCCGTCTGACCAAGACCGAACTGCGTCCGGGTACTTCGGACAACGACGTCAACGCGCTGCACACAGTCGCTGGCGGCCTGTCGGAAGGCTACTTGGTCAACGACTTCCTGACCTCGTCGTATGCTTGGTTCTTGCTGACCAACATCGACGGTCTGTCGTACATGGAACGCATGAAGTTTGAAATGGACATGCAGGTTGACTTTGTGACAGACAACCTTCTTGTCAAGGGCTACGAGCGTTACAGCTTCGGTTACTACAACTGGCGTTCTGTGTACGGTTCGTTCCCGACTTCGTAACTTAAGCAGAAAGGAGAAGCAAAATGTCTATTTCTGCTTTTGCGGGTCCGCTCGTTTCCTTCGGGCAGTCGCCTTATCCGGCGAGTGACTACAACCCGGAGATTGGTCCGTCGCTGTTTTACGCGGGTTCGGGGATCCTTGATCCCCGCACTCCGTACACATACAACCCCGGCCAAGACTTCGGTGCGGCCACCGCTGGCTTCCTCGGCGTGCAGGATGTGGTGTCTCTGAACATCCTCCCTTACACGCTGAGCAAGACTGCGATTGTCACCACCGCTGTCGCCGTCACCGCCAACACGGCGATGACTCTGGCTGCGGCGTCGTCGGCCACCACCGGTATCGCCATCAACCAGTCGATCACTCGCGCCGATACCGGTGCGACGGTCACTGGCCTGATCGGGATCGACGCCTACACCTCGGTGACTGGCTACATCTCGAACGGCACCAGCGGCACCGCCGGCAACATTCTGATCGTCTCGACGGCTTCGGCCGCCCCGCTGACGATTGGCATGGTGATTAGCGGCACCGGCATCGGTAGCAACGTGGTGATCACTGGCTACGGCCCGACCGTCAACGTCTCCAACGGTGGCGCTGGCGCTGGCCTGACCGGCTCGTACACTGTCAGCGGCGCTCCGGTGGCCGCGGGCACAAGCGGCTCGCCAATCACGATCACTGCCTCGCTGGGGAACTCGACGCTGAACGCCATCGCTGCCGAACGCACTCCGTTCGGTTCGGCGGGTACCGTTCAGCTCTGGAACCCGATGGCCCTGACGGCTCGCGCGGTCAGCGTCACGCCGACTTCGGGCACTCCGACTGCCAGCATCAACTTCACCGTCTCGGGCTATGACATCTATGGCTACCCGATGACCGAAGTTATCGCTCTGACGACCGGTTCGACACAGAACACGGCCGTCAGCGGCAAGAAGGCGTTCAAGTTCATCTCCTCGGTCGTTCCTTCGGTGACGGACACTGTGACCTATTCTGTCGGCACCACCGACACGTTTGGTCTCCCGATCCGCTCGGACTTCTTCGGCGATACCTTGATCGTGTACCCCGGAACCGGCTCCACGAACGTGGTGACCTCGGTGACTGGTTACACAGCGGCAGTGACCACAACGGCCACTTCCACCACCGGTGACGTGCGAGGGACATACACTGTGCAGACAGCGTCCTCGACCAACACCAACCGACTGATTGTCCGTCAGTCGCCCGCCCTGTACAACATCAGCTCGGCAACGGGCCTGTTTGGCGTTACTCAGGCATAAGGAGGCCTGTAAATGAAAGGTCGTAAGCATCGCGAGACCGGTGGAGTGAATGAGGCCGACGAAGACCTCAAGAGCAAGCCGGAACGCTACAACGAGAGCCGCGTCGAAGGCGAGGCTGAAGAACGCAAGCATGGTGGCCGCGCCAAGCATCGCGAAAAGCGTCGTCATGGGGGCCACGTCGCCCATCACGAAAAGCACGAGATGCACAAGGAGCACGAAGGCCACAAGCGTCGTCGCAAGCGCAAGCATGGCGGCGAAGCTGAGGGCGAGAAGGCTATGCACCACGCTGGCCGCAAGCCCCGCAAGAGCGGCGGCTCGTGCGAATCGAGCCCGTTCTCTTCGGCCCGTAAGGGGGAGTTCCCCAAGGGTCGCAAGATGGACGGTGAAGTTGAGTAAGGCTTAGGCCTTAGTCCACGAAGCGAACGGGGGCGTAACAGCCCCCGTTTTGCCATCGGAGATGGCGATGTCTGATACATGGCAGAAGAAGGCTGGTCAGTCTTCGAAGGGTGGCTTGAACGAGAAGGGGCGCGCGTCCCTGCGTGCCGAGGGCCACGACATCAAGCGGCCGGTAACGGCCAAGGAAGCGAGCCACAGCCCTGAGGCTGCGCAGCGGCGCGAGAATTTCCGGACCCGCATGTGCGGCATGAAGGAGAAGCTGACGTCGTCGAAGACGGCTCATGATCCGAACAGCCGGATCAATCTCGCACTCAAGCGGTGGGACGTGAAATGCTGAAGAAGCCATTCTGGGACAAAGACGCCCCCAAAGACGTGATGCACAAGCATCTGGACCGCGAAGGCGTGAAAATGGCCAAGGCCAAGGCTCGCGCCGCTGGACGACCGTACCCAAACCTAGTAGATAATTTGGCTGCGTCCAGAGCAGGACACACGAAGGGAAAATAATATGCGCCCGATTACTGTCACAGTGGGTCCGCTCGCCACGCCGAGTGCGAACGCTATCTGTCTCTCTCAGACACCGAACTCGACTTTTACGCTGAACGGCTCGCTGGTTTCTGGCGGCGTTGCCGTTATGGACACCGCCCGGCGCGTCCTTTTCACCACCACCTCGGCCAGCGACAACGGCAAGACCGTGACGCTCGTGGGGTCGGACATCAACGGCGCTCCGATCACCGAGGTGCTGACCCTCGTCAACGCCAACAGCGTGACGACGGCGTACACCAATCTCGACTACTCGAAGGTCTCTTCGATCACGATGGGGTCGGCTGCCGCCGGCGCGATCACCGTGGGTACGAACAACGTGGCCTCGTCGATGTGGGTCCGGCTGGACGAATGGGCCTCGGCCCAGACCTCGATTCAGGCCACCGCGAGCGGCACCGTCAGCTACACGGTGCAGCAGACGATGCAGGATCCCAACAGCCCGACAAACCCCGTCTCGCCGTATCAGGTGGCTTGGATCAACATCTCGGATCCGAACATGGTTAACGCCAGCGCCACGATGCAGAGCACCTACGTCTCCACGCCGACCTTTGCCAAGGTCACCCTCAACAACGGCTCGGGCTCGGTCACCGCGATCTTCGCTCAGTCGGGCGTCGTTCCGTTCTAATAGGGGTTATAGCTTATGTCCGGCTTTTCGGGTTCTCCTTCCAATCTCACTGCTGACGCGAGCGCGATTGCCTCGGCGCCGCAGCGTCTGCGCGACAACCTCGGCAAGCTCGAGGTCTCCGAAGTCCAGAACCTCTTCGAGGCCGACTTCGAGTACAGCGCGCAGCCGATGCGCTGGGAGCAGTACACCTCGGGTGGCGCGACCATTTCGGCCTCCTCGACCCTCGGCGGCGTGGTGATGAGCGTGACGTCGGCTTCGGGCGACGTGGCCATCCGCCAGACCCGTCCGTATGTGCGCTACCAGCCGGGCAAGACGCTTTACATGTCGAGCGGCTTGCAGTTCGGCGCCGCGGTGGCCAACCAGCGTCAGCGCCTTGGCTTTTTCGATGACGGCAATGGCGTCTTCTTCGAGCAGGGCGACCCGACCGCGGCGAACCCGAGCGGCATGACCGCCGTTTACCGCACCGACAACGGCGGCAACGGCGTCAGCGAGACCCGTATTTATGCCAACAGTTGGAGCGACCCGCAGGGCGTGTTCCGCGGCATCAACCCGATCACCGGCGTCTTCAACGTCAACAACATCCAGATGTGGTGGGTGGAGTTCGCTTGGTACGGCGCCGGCCTGCTGCGCTGGGGCGTGCTGATCGGTGGCGAGCCCTACGTGCTGCATCAGATCGGTATCGGTAACCTGCCCGGCCAGCTCGTTGCTTGGTCGCGCACGGGCAACCTTCCGATTCGCTATGAGCTGCGCAACATCGGTCCCTCGACCGCTGGCTCGATGACCCACTTCGGTGTGTCGGTGCTGGCCAAGGGCAAGATTGATACGCAGCGCGGCTTCACCTACGGCTACGGCATGGCCGCTGGTACGCCTGTGCGCGCCCCCGGTGCCTCGGCTACCCGCTACCCGCTGCTTTCGATCCGCTACCGCACAATGGGCACGCTGGAATACGGCGTCGATACGAACTACTCGGGCGCGAACGGCACCCTGCCGACTGGTGGCGCAGCCATCACTGGCTCGACCGTGCTTGCAGCCCAGATCGCGACCTCGACGATCAGCGGCACAACCCTCACCGTCGGCTCGGTCACTTCGGGCACCGTGGCGGTTGGCCAGCTTGTCGCCGGCACCGGCGTTGCCGCGGGCACAGTGATCCTGTCGGGCAGCGGCTCGACATGGACCGTGAACGTCTCGCAGACCGTGGCCTCGACCACGATGTACATGACGGCCGGCACCGTGATCACCGTGTCCGGCACGCCTTGGACGGCCAACCAGTGGCAGGGCAAGTACGTGTGGTCGCGCGGCACAACGGCCTCGGCCGCCAGCTTTACCGCCGCCGCCAACGTGGTGACTGTGACGACCTCGTCGGCGCACTTCCTGACCACGGGCAAGATCCTGACTTTCGCCGGCGGTACTTTGAGCACAGGCTCGCCGAACGGCGTCTTCCCGATCACCGTGACCGGCCCGACGACCTTCACCTATAACGTCCCGAGCGGCTCGGGCACGCCGGGCGGTACGCTGACCTACACGCAGGGTCTGGGTCCGATTGGCCGCATCGCCTCGAACACCACCAACACCCTCACTGTGGTGGACAACGTGCTCGGCTCTCTGCCGATTGCGTTCACGGCCTCGTGCTCGGGCACCACCTTGACGACAACCGGTAACCCCGCGCTCGTCGCTGGACAGAACGTGTTCTCCTCGACCGGCGTGTCGCTGGGGACCATTGTCAGCGGCTCGGGCAACTCGTGGGTTGTGTCGCTGGGCGGCACCTACGCCTCGCAGACGATGACCACAGCCGGCATTCCGTACCCGATGGTCGCCCAGCCGGGCGCCAGCGCGAACTACATCATCGGCCTGATCGACCGTGGCCAGATCCTGCCGCAGACGCTGAGCATTTACTCGAGCGCCAACTGCACGCTGGAACTGATTGCTTCGACCTACCAGTCGCCGGTGACGCTGACGGGCGCGTCGTTTAGCACGATGTACTCGCTAGGCTCGCTGAACAGCTTCACCGAGCGCGACGTGAGCGCCACGGCGCTGAGCGGCGGCGAAGTCGTCTATAACTCCCCACTGCCTTCGGGCGGTCTGCAGGCGTTCGACCTCACCAACTTCTTCCCGCTGTACAATACGGTGCAGGGCAACATCCCCGACATCCTGACAGTGGCCATCACGACGCCTTCCGGCTTCGGTACGAACACGGTCGGCGCCAGCATCATCGCTCAGGAAGCGATGTCGTAAAGGACGGTAAATGACGGCGAGCGGGACATACACGTACAATCCCTCGCTTGGCGAGCTGACTCTCTATGCCTTCAATCTGTGCGGGATCCGGAACACGGAGATCGTGCAGGAGCATATGGAGTCGGCCCGCATGGCCTCCAACCTGCTGCTCGGTCGCTGGAGCAGTCAGGGCGTCAACCTGTGGATGGTCAACCAGCAGACGATCCCGCTGGTGGCTGGGCAGGCGACGTACAGCCTGCCGTCGAACAACATCGTCATGCTGGACACCTATATCCGCACGACGGACAGTTCAGGCAACAGCACCGACCGCCTGATCCTGCCGATGAGCCGCTCGGAGTACGCCTCGTACCCGAATAAGGCTCAGGAAGGCTTCCCGACGACCTACTGGCAGGATCGCCTGATCTCGAGCACCGTGACGCTGTGGCCCGTTCCTGACGGCTCTCAGACGTCTCTGGTGTTCTATCAGGTCTGCCAGATCGACGATGCGAACTTCTCGAACGGCCAGACGGTCAATGTCCCCGTCTACTTCCTCGAGGCCTTCGCCTACGGGCTTGGGCAGCGTCTGGCGACGATTTGGGCGCCTGAGAAGGCTGCCGGCCTGAAGGGGCTGGCCGACGAGGCATATCTCATCGCTGCAGCTCAGAACGTCGAAACCTCGGCCTTCTACATCTCACCGGGCATCACTGGTTATTATAGGACGTAAGCTATGGCGTATGCTTCGAGGGCGGGTAAGGCCAGAATCAGCGCCAGCAACCCGCAGGCCTTGGCCATTTGCGACCGTTGCGGCTTCACGTACAACCACGTCAATCTGCAGTGGCAGTTCGACTGGCGCGGATCGACCCTGCAGAACACGCGGATCTTGGTCTGCAGGGAGTGTCTGGACGAGCCTCAGGAGCAGCAGCGCGCGATTGTCGTGCCGGCCGACCCTGTGCCGATCAACAACCCCCGCGTCGAGAACTGGGCTGATGCCGAGACCGACTACCGTGCCACCTCGTCGGTGCCCACGATTGACCCGACCACTGGCCTGCCGGTGTACACGGTCAACCAGTTGGTCACGCAGGATGGTCAGAACCTGACGACGCAGCCCTACGGGCCGCCGACAGGGACGCGCTCCTCGCCGGCTATGCCAGCCTTCGGCGAGGGTAATTATTTTCCGCCGCTGTCGCTTCTCTCGGTCACCGGCGACGGGAACTACACGGTCAGCATCACGCTGAGCGCGCCGCACAACCTCGTCACGAACAATCAGATCACGGTCGATGCATCGTCCTCGGCAAATGCCAATGGCACGTACAGTGTAACTGTGGTGTCCGCGGTGGCATTGACCTATCTGACCAACAAGACAGTCCCCTCCGGCTCCTTGCTGACGGGCACCACTCTGGTGTATCCTGTCAATATCGGCCTTCCGTACAACTACGCTCAGCTTCCGCAGACAGGGATCTAGTCAATGGCGAACATCACAATCCCCAATCTGCCTCCTGTCATTTCTTTGAACGGCACGGAGATGATGGAAGTTGTTCAGAGCGGTACTTCGAGCCGCATGACAGTTTCCCAGCTCTCGCTGTTCATTGCGTCCTACACGGCCGGTCCGGGGCTGACGCTGTCCGGCACCCAGTTCAGCATCACCAACACCGGCGTGACCGCGGGATCCTACACCGTCCCGAACTTCACCGTGAACGCGCGTGGCCAGATCACGGCCATCTCGAACGCCTCGACCACGGGCTCGGGAGCTGTGGTGCTGGCTACCTCGCCGACGCTTGTGACACCCGCGCTGGGCACGCCCTCGGCCGCCGTCCTGACCAACGCGACCGGCTTGCCGCTCTCGACCGGTATCACTGGCACGCTGAGCGTCTCGAATGGCGGCACTGGCACTGGTACGGCGGCTACCAACGGCCAGTTGCTGATTGGGAACGGCTCGGGCTTCACGCTCGCTACCCTGACTCAGGGCAGCGGCATCACCATCACAAACAGCGCGGGCGGGATCACCATCGCGGCCACCTCTTCGGGCGGCACCGTCACCTCGGTCAATGCGTCTGGCGGCACGACCGGCATGACGTTTACCGGTGGCGCGATCACCACCAGCGGCACGCTGACAATGTCGGGCACGCTGAATGTGGCGAATGGCGGCACCGGCGCCACAACGCTTGCCGCCAACGGCCTTCTGCTTGGTAACGGTATTTCGGCCCTGTCCTCGGTGTCGGTTGGTACCACCGGTCAGGTGCTGGTCGGGAACACGAGCGCGGCTCCGACTTGGTCCACGCTTTCGAGCATCGCCGTCACCACGTTCAGCGGCGGCACGACTGGCCTGACCCCTTCGTCGGCTACATCCGGCGCGATCACCCTTGCGGGCACCTTGGCTGTGGCCAATGGGGGCACCGGCCTTACGACCTTGACCTCGAACTACCTGTACAAAGGTGCAGGTACCTCGGCGCTGGCTCAGTCCGTGGTCTATGATGACGGCACCAATGTCGGCATCGGGACGAGTTCGCCCAGCTATAGGCTGGATGTGTCGGCGACCGGAACTATTTCCGGTCGCGTGAAGACTAGCGGTGCCCTTAACGCATTCTACATGGAAGACGCAGGCACCACGGCCGGCTCGCTTTACATTGGCTCTGTGGGCAACGACTGGCGCGTTGTCACAGGCTCTAATGAAAATCTTCGCGTTACTTCTGGCGGCAATGTCGGAATTGGGACGACTTCGCCCAGTTACAAGCTGGATGTGGCTGGCGCGGGCATGCGCCTTGGGGTCGGCGGCACGGCCGCCAGTAACACCACCTTTATCATCAACGCGACGAACAACGCTGCAAATGGCGGCGCGATTCAAGGCCAGCAGAACGGCTCGGCCACTTGGTTTATTGGGGACGCAGCGGCGGCAGTGGGTAGCGGAACTGGCTACATCACTTATGTTTACGGCGCGAACCCCGCCATCTGGTATACCAATGGCTCCGAGCGCATGCGCGTTGACTCCAGCGGCAACGTCGGCATTGGCACCTCGTCGCCGAGCACCTTCGGCCTTCTCGCTGCCGTCAAGAACGCCACGGGTGTCACCACGGCCGCAGTCTCCAACTCGAACGCTGCCACCAACGACGGCGCGAAGTTTTCCAGCTTCTATAGCACGACCGAAGTGGCCAGTATTGGCCACTACTGGAATGGTTCGACGTTTATTGGCAGGCTGTACTCCTACGGCGACCTGACGTTCCTTGGGACCGCCACGCCGACCGAATTGATGCGCCTGACTGCCACAGGCAACCTCGGCATCGGAACCAACAATCCGGGCGGCAAGTTCGATGTCGGCGGCGGCCTTTTCATTGTGGCCTCCTCCGGCTCGATCACCTCGTCCTCACTGGCTGACGCCGTGGGTTACAAGGGCATGCCGCAGAACTCTCAGACTGCGTCCTACACGCTTGCCCTCACCGACATGGGCAAGCACATCTCGATCACCACCGGCGGCGTGATTATCCCTGCCAACGGTTCGGTGGCGTTCCCAGTTGGCGCGACCGTCGTTGTCTTCAACAACAGCGGCTCGAACCAGACGATCTCGATCACTACGGACACGCTGCGGCAGGCCGGCACGGCCAATACCGGCAGCCGCACGCTGGCCCAGTACGGCCTCGCCACGCTGGTCAAGGTGTCATCGACTGTCTGGGCAATCAGCGGCGCGGGCGTCTCGTAATGACCGGGATCCTCTGCGCCATCGCAGGAGCGGTCACCAGCTTTACCCCCGTGACCAACACCTACACGAGCGGCTCGGGCACCGAGACGATCCCGACCGGTGCGTCACAGGTGGTGATCGAGGTCTGGGGCGGCGGCGGCGGCGGTGGCCGAGGATCCAACAACTGTATCGGTATCCCCGGCGGCGGTGGTGGCGGCGGCGGCTACGTCAAGAAGACCTACGCGCTGACTGGCGGCAACGCGGGGCAGACCTTCACCTATTCAGTCGGCGCGGGCGGCGCGGGCGGCACAGTCAATAACGGCACGGCAGGCAGCAATAGCACCTGCGTGCAGGGCACTTTCAGCACCGCTACGTCTCTGACCGGTGGTGGTGGCGGTGGCGGCGTGGCGGGCGCGAGCGGCGGTAACCAAGGCACTGGCGGCACAGCCAGCGGCGGCGACACCAACACGTCCGGTACGGGCGGCGCAGCCGGCACACAGGCCGGCGGTGCCTCGCCCAATGGCGGCGGAACGCAGAACACGGCCGCTGCCGCCGGTAACCCTCCGGGCGGTGGCGGCGCGGGTAGCAACTTCGGCGCTCCTCCGGGGACTGGCGGCGCGGGCGCCACGGGCACAGTAAAGTTCAGCTACACATGATCCCGAAGCAGAAATTCGTGCGCCGAGGCGACAAGATCGCGCTTCTCCTCCACTTTGAAGATGGCGACGTTCTTGAGTACCACGAGCACACCCCCGACAACTACCACGACGTGGCCGTGGATGGGGGCAGTGTCCGCATTGCAGGCGAGAACCTTGAGTGGTTCATCGACGTCAACGAGGGCGAGCTCTGCGTCCTGCCAGACGACAGGCAGAGCCACCAGATCATTTCCCTTTCGGGGCACGCGGTTGTCGCGAACGTCTACCGGACTTACAGGCCACACCTTGAGCGCATGATCGGTCAAGACTGGGCATAGGAGAAGAACATGAGCGTCATCACTTGGGACATCGTGAAAATGGAGTGCTCTCCGCAGCACGATGGGCACGATAAGGTGGTTTCCACCTGCCACTGGACGCTCAGCGGCACGGACGGCACCTATTCGAGCTACGCCTACGGTGCCACGCCCATCGCGTATGAGGCGGATGATGCCTTCACCCCCTATGAGAGCCTGACCAAGGATCAGGTGATCGGATGGGTGAAGGAGGCGCTTGGCAACGAACGGGCCGCCGCGTATGAAGCGTCTGTGGCGGCCCAAATCGATATTCAGGCCAACCCTCCCATTGTCAGCCCGCCACTTCCTTGGAGCGAATGATGAACGTCACCCTTACCCTTGATCTGGACTCCGCCAACGACATCGTCAACGTCCTCGGCCAGCTTCCGACCGCGAGCGGCGCCTTTCCGCTGATGCAGAACGTCAAGATGCAGATCGACATGGCCGTCGCTGCCTCGAAGGCTCCTGCAGCAGAAGTCGAAGCGCCGCACGCTGAAGAACCCGCGGCCTAAGCAAGCTGGCGCCTTCGCCTTTTTCTTGGTAGAAGGGCGGAAATTGAAAGGCGAGACATAGTAAAGTGACGACGCCGCAGACAACTCCGCTGACCTATAATGGGTACGTCGCGCAAGTGGCGACGATGGCTGTTGTCAATTACGGGACGATCACCAACGTCAGTTCGAACTCTATTGTGGTCGGTACGGACACGAGTCCGACATCGCCCACCTCGCCTTTCAACACCATCCTTCCGCAGATGCTGAATTACGCTGAGCTTCGTATTCAGCGCGATCTGGACCTTCTGCCGTCCCTCACCTCGAACACCTCGTATTCCCTGACCGCGGGATCGAACCTCCTGCAGTTGCAGACGAACGACTTCGTGACGGTGCAGACCGTCAGCATCCTGAACGGCACAGCCAA